CTGAAACTGGCTAAATTACTAGAGATCGAAGCGTCTTGCTCTTTCGCTTGATCTATTTTTTCGTATTTGGGAACTTTTGGCCCCTTTGAGAAAAGCCCGCCAAGGACTCCCATTGCTGTTCCGATTGCTTGTGCCGCCATAGTGTTATATTACGCTTTCGATTCCCCCACCGCCGTGGGTATTTAGGTTAGTCATTTGTAAAACTGGAACAGCCCCATCCCCCATATGGTTGGCGAGTTGATTCTGTAACGATTCAATCGCCAAGTTGCGGTATTCGGTGGCTGCTCCAAAGTCTCTGTTCTCCTCCAGCTTGATAGCTACGGCCATATTCTTTATGGCGTATAGATCACTCACCATCAGCACGTCCGTGTCGTTGACGGCGTTGATGAAGCGCAGCTTGGCTATGACCGTAACGGCGACCTTCTTGTCGGCTCCGTCCTCGCAGCCAGCTGCACCGCCGAGGCTAGGGATTAGCGAGCGTCGGTAGCTGGGTAAAGTTTCGTCCGGCTCGTAGGTGGCGATGTCAACAAGTGTGGGGGTAGAGGCGACTAACTCGTACATCTGGACATTCCCTTCAGTCGTGTCTTTCAGCACGCCTGTAATGCTTTTGAAGCTGGTGCTTGTGTCAGCATACCCATTTACAAGCGTTACTACCTCCCCGTCTTGGTATGTGGCCCCAGCTCCGCTTCCGTCTTTCAGCGTCCTCACCCAGTTGTCGTTGCTGTCATAGCCTTGAACGGTAATTTTCTTACCAGCGTCAGCTTCGAGAAATGCGTAAATTCTTACCGGCTTACCGGCCCCGCTCATATCTTTATGCGTGGGCGACTCGCCCCTATCGAGCAGCTGGTATCCAACATTGTCCTTATTGTCCAACAGGCCGTAGCCGCTCTCGACAAACTCAAACCAGCCGTTGCGAACCACACCGACATTCTCGGATACGGCAACTGTCTCGATAGTCTCGATCTGTCGCGGCCAAGCGATGCACCCGCTGGTCGCGCAGATGTTGAACCGTCCATAGGTTCCCTTCCACTTGCCACTCTCGATCAGTCGCCGCTGCGCCTCGTTGATGTACTCGGCAGTACGGGTGTCGGTGGCGCAAAGGTTGAGATGCTTTGCAATGCGTGTCTTGGCTGTGCCGAGAGTGACTTTCATTAGACGGTGTAATAAATCCTAGATGTACGCTTAATAAAGTAGACGCCGTAGTAGGGAGGTAGGTTGTTGTGTGCCTCACCGTCTCCAGCCTCTTTGTATAAATCTTCCGCAAGCGAAATACCGGCTCCCTCGGGGCCGTCACCGAAGTGTCTCACTCTAGTATCGCCGGTAGTTCCCTCTTGGCTTGAGCCGAGATATTTGTCGTGCCATATCTTCTTACCACCCGCGAATGGGGCGTGTTTGTGCGCTGGCATTTCTGCCGTAAGCAACGTGTGGTTTTCCTCGCCGCCCGTGCCTTTTACTGCCGCAGCAAAATCGCCAACCCCAACTGGGAACCTCGCAGACATATCTGTGTCTACTGTCCAGAACGGCCCCGCCATATCCTTTGCTGTGCCGCTCTCGCCGCCGTCGTATGTTTCCAGCTCAACCTCTGATCCGACCCACATCTGTCTCACATTACCGCCCGCCGGAATGGAGTGCTTTGAAATCCATTTGCCATTTACAAAAGAATATATCCGATCCGGCTTCCCGCCTATTGTCCTTACCCACGGGCGGTCTTGATCGTCCACGGCGGGTGTCGAGTCGCCGTAGTTAAATAAACTGTAACCACCCGCGACGTAGGCGGTGGTGTTGTTTATGAACGTGTTGTAAAGCTGCTGTATGCTTTCAAAACACGTCTCGGTCGGGACTGAACCCGCTTGGAGAATTACTTGCTGGTTAGATGCCATAGTCTAAAGTTCCTTCTGTGTATCGTTGCAGCTACCCGTGATGCTGTAAGTGTACCGCGTGTTCGCGCTCGCACTCGCGCAGCTGATTGTTAGTTCTGTGTAAGTGATGTTCATAAATTATACGCAATTACCCACCGTACCGCAGTCACCATACGGCTCCTCCACCACGGGGTAGGCGTGGAGTCTAAAAGTCTTCACCCGTGCGTGACCTACCCACTCTATGCGTGAGGAAAACTCGTATCCGTTTCGCATTGGCACACCGTTAGTGGCTTCGCAATCATCGTCAGAAGGTTGCGGTAGCCGCATTCTTGATCTGTACTGTGGTTTGTAATTATTTAGTGTGAGGCACGAACCAGCGACAGGATTGCACGTCTCCGCTTTCGCGCACTCTGTCCAGCTGTTCCAGTCCACCCAAGCTGGGTACTGGTTTGGCTTGTAACGAATAGTGAAGTCCACCTCGCCACGAAGGTCATCGACCCACATTTCCCCGTACTCAAGCTGCTTCATCTCGAGTGGGTTTTCAAAGCTGTAGCTGGGTGTTTCGATATAGCAACCGATGCGGCTACTGTCCGCGTCCTTTATCCCGTCTTTTGTCAGCTCCCACAGCTGGATGTTGCAGCTGCTATTCAAGTGGAAAGCGAAGCATCGCTCCTCCTCATCGACTTCAGCTGTTAAGAGTTGCAAGAAATTCAGCCCCGTCCAAAGCCCCTCCCAAGCTGGTGGCATCTTATCGCCCGTGCCTCCAACGGTGTCGAAGTCGAGCGGGGCAATGCCTCGGAAGTACACTCCTTGCGATGTATTCTGCGGCGTGACCGTTGTGAGCAGTCGGTTGTCGAACAGGACAACGCTTGTTCGCTGCGCGATCTCGTGCAGCTTTTCATCTCGCAGCACCGGCCCGATCTCACGGCTCACGGGAATCTGGCCATACTCCTGCCACTCGCGGCGGCTGGAGATGAAGCTGCGTATCCCGTCTGGCGCACGGTAGAACATATCACCGTTGACCAAGGCGCAGCTGCGGTCGCTGACGGAGCCGTAGTTGATTGCCACGATGCGTACTGTCGGGTACTGCAAATTCTTCCAGCTGTCGCGGCTGGTCGGCACGTTGACCGCAAACACAGCGCGAGACGTGTGAACCAGCAGCTCGCCTTGTCCGAGGCTTGAGTCTGGCTGGTTCATAAACCGCATTGCCGTGATGTCGCCGGTGTCCAGCGGGACAGCGAACGCGCCGCCCTCTGCGATGTAGGTGTTCTCTGTAAATTTAATAACGTCGGTCGGGCCACCAACGATGTCGCCAGCAACAAACTCACGCCCACGCGCCACCCACAACCGACCGTTCCCGTAGGCCATCACTTTGCCGGTGGGAACCTCGTCGCCGGACGGGTTGGCTCTGCGGGAGGTTGCGCCGTCAAAGATGATAGCGGCCGACTCACCGTTTTGTATGATGAGATAATGCTCGGCCTGCTGAAAGTAGGACACCTCGATGTCCGATGCGTTCGGATCGTAGATAGTTTCACCAAGACTGTTAACACCTTTGGTCGGGGTGATGTCCTGCACCATCCCCGTCTCCGTGTTGATCTTATAGATGTGACCGCCTATGGAGGTAACGAGGTAGCTGTTCTTCCCGTGGTTATAGTTGTACGCACCTTGGAACCTTTCAGTCTCGAAGGCTGTCTTTATCCTTTCATCCGACTCGTCGATGGTGGCCAGCTCGAACATCGTGGTAGACACCTCGCCTGTGCCAGTTGATCCCGTGTCGCCAACTGCTAAAATCTCAACAAGATGCGTGCCTCCATCTAGGTCAATGTTTGCTTGGCTGGACGAGTTTGTGATTATCCTCAACTCTCCGCCGTTCAGATTGATTGTGTAAGTTTTTACCCCAGTTTCAATCACTTGCTCGTCGCCAGCTGCGTTTGTTAGAAACCAGTCATTTGTGTTTGCGAAGTTAGAACCGGCTTCCAGTTTGATTGTAACTACATCAAGATTGTTTGGGTTCAGCCATTTAATACCAATGCCAGCTCCATATACGCCGGTCGATACTTCATTAGACATATCCAGCATATTGCTGCCAAGTACGCCAACGTCTAACTGATCCGCCATAGCTGACCCTACCGACTCCCAATCATCATATGCTGTGTTAAATGCCGCCTTGTCCGCAGCGGCTATACCCCAGCTTGCAGCGTTAGTCTCGTTGTTCTGGTTGCCATCGACTGCTCCTCCGCCGCTGGTTGCACCCCAGCTTGTTGGGGTTGTTCCTGTCGCTGTAAAAACAGTTCCAACATTATTATTAGCTGCCCCAATATTGGTAACATCAAAACCTGTGCCGGTTTTTGTGATCTTATATTTCTTGCCGACAACAAGCGTGCCGCCGCTAATCAGCTTGAACGATCTGTCGAACTCAAGAGGAATGTTAACGAAGGAGGGGCGCGTCTTTGCGTAACCGCCGCGCATTGTCACGTTGCCAGCAAAGGAGGCTTGGTTGCGGGCCAGCAAGTTGGGCGACCGACCAGCGTCCACCCCGCGTTCCAGCGTAAGGAACCCGTCGCTAATCCGCTGGCGGTCGATTACTGGCATTAAGCGAAGACTGCAAAGTGGAAAGAATGGGCGCTGGTACCTCCAAGCTTAACAACCAGAGCTGTTTGGCTGATTGACTGAATAAGAATGTCAGCAGTAGTCCCGCTTCCTGTCGATGCCAACATAACTACTGGGTAAGTGGCACTTATTGCAGAAGTAAAGGTGATTGTTACTTCGTCATTGGTTCCGCCTATTGTTCCCAACGCATTGCAATTGACTGGCGTTCCCTCAAAGGTCAATGCGTGCAACGAGTCTTTAGCAACTCGCCCCATTGCCTCTATGTTAAAATTGTTTGTTACTGGAGCAGCCCATTGTGGTGCGTTCGAGGAACCTTGCTCAAGCAAATGCCCAGTAGTTCCCTTGGCGAGTCTTACCCAAGCAGAGCCGTTCCAATAGGCAATATCCCCAGCGGCCCCGCCAGCGTTAGCTATGCCTGCCAAAGGCAACTGGCCGCTGGTTGTAACGGTGTTAAGTGCGAGCGTACCACCGAGGTCGCTGTACTGGACAGTATCCCACGCTATCCCAGCCGTGGCGCTGCTGTCAGCGCCGAGGAACTTGTTGTTGGCCCCTACTGCCAACGCGATGTTTTGGGTGCTATAGGTGGCTAGACCGCCTTTGGCCAGAGTTGGCAGACCCGACCCAGCTGCACCAGCTGCGCCGGTATCCCCCTTCAAACCAGCCGCGCTGACCGTGCTTGAGCCAGCAACGGTAGCCCCGACGGCTGCATTTGTAGGTACTGCGTAAAGGCTCTTGACCGTGATTGATGTGGCAGACGCTTTAGCTGTAACCTCAAAGTAACCACCGCCGCTGATGTATAACGTCTGTCCCACAGACATCCACACCGAGTCGCTCACCGCAACCGCAACCGTCGAGCTGACGGCTGGCATTGTGAACGAAGCGGTTGTCGCCGTGTAGGCGTTGCTACCGTTTGTGCCGTTCGATCCCGCTGCGCCAGCTGCACCAGTTGCGCCAGCTACGTTTGTGGTGGAGGTGGAGCAAGTTGTTTCACAGCAGTCGGTGTTTTGATTTAAGGTAATAGCCATCGTTTGACAGTTCGCAAAAGTTGTGAGGTATATCCCCCGTAGGGGGAGTATAGCCTCATTATACCTTCCTATTGTCAAACGGTTTGATTAAGCACAAATATGGCTTGGCGTTTGACGTGCAACTAAACGAGATCGAGCTGGAGTTGTACGCATTCAGAATTAACCACTCGCCGGATCGCGGCGGGCTGGGGGCATTCCGCCACTTTAAGAACGTGGTCGCTCACCTGTGGCCAAAGATGATCTGGAATCCGTGGCTGGAGAAACAGATCGAGAGCCTGTGCGAGAACCAATGGGTGTGCTGGGCGGGGTGCGGCGCAAGCGGGAAGACCTACGCCGCCAGCCTCTACTCGATGGTTTATTTCCTAGCTGCCCCGCTCCAAACCTCGATCATCCTCACCTCCACCACCGCAAAGATGATTCGGAAGCGGGCGTGGCCGGTTATCCAAGACCTTTATCGGACGTGCAAGGGTGGCTACCCGTCGCATATGGTGGACAGCAAGACCACGCTGCAAGCCATCCGAGGCGACGATAAGCACGCCATCTTCGCCATCCCCGTGCTGGACGGAGCCACCTCGAAGGCGGTCGCCAACATCCAAGGCATACGTTCCCCGCGCACGATGGTGATAGTGGATGAGGCTACCGACACTCCCGAGGCGGCGTTCGAGGCTTGCTCAAACCTTCAGAAGGGAACCAGCGAGTTCAAGTTTCTGGCAATTGGAAACCCTCACAGCAAGTTTGACCAGCACGGGCGGTTCGCCACCCCGAAGAACGGGTGGTCGGGCATTAGCATCGAGGACGAGGAGTGGGAGACGGAGAGGGGCGTGTGTGTTCGGTTCGACGGGATGAAGTCTCCCAACGTGCTGGAAGGCAAAACGAAGTACAGCTTCCTAATATCAGACGATCAAGTGCGGCAGGCGCAGAAGTATGACGGCGAGGACAGCCCGAAGTTCTGGAAGTACACGCGGGGGATGTGGTCGCCCGAGGGGGTGTGCAAGACGGTGTTAAGCGAGAACTTGGTCGAGAAATACAGGGTAATGTTTCCTGCTGTTTTCGTGAAAAAGAGCCACATGATGGCCGGTTTAGACCCCGCTTTCAATGGGGGCGACCGTTGCGTCATCCAGCTGGGGCGTTACGGAGACTTCGACAATGGGAAGATGGGTATATCTTTGGAGGCAAACGAGATAATCCAGATCGACGCAAAGAGCAGCGAGCCGGTTCACTTTCAGATTGCCAGCCGAGTGAGGGCTATCTGCGAGGAGAACAACGTGAAGCCGGAACATCTGGCGATAGACGCCACCGGCGAGGGTGGGGGGCTGTGCGACATATTGGCCAAGACGTGGCATCCGTCGATCCAGCGGGTGGAGTTCGGGGGGAAAGCCAGCGACCGCCCCGTCAGCCCAGAGGATCACCGCAAGAGCAGCGAAGTGTACGCCAACAAAGTGACCGAGCTGTGGTTCAGCGTGCGCCAATGGGTCATCAACGAGCAGCTGCGAGGGATGCACCACGCGGCGGTGATTGAGTTTTGTTCGAGGATGTTTGACGATGAGAAGCGTATGACAATCATCGAAAGAAAGGTCGATATGAAAGCTCGCACCGGCCA